CACTTCCCTGACTATCGCCGAGTGCTGAATGAACTTCAGCGTTACAGCGTGAGTGGAAAGATTGATGCTGGCATTCTTACAAGCATTGCTGACGTATCTCTGACTGAACTTGTTTCTTCTTTAAAAGAACAAAACTTCAGTGCCATGCGTAAGTGGGTTGCTGACTTTGGTAGTGATGATCCCGCAAAGATTTATCGTAAGATCTATGATAGTCTTTATGATATAATGGATAAGTCTACCATTCCAAACGCAGTTGTAATCCTTGCTCGGTATCAGTATCAGTCTGCTTTTGTTGCCGATCAGGAATTGAATCTTACAGCCTGTCTCACTGAAATGATGGCGGAGTGTAAGTTCAATGGCTGATTTGTTCAAGGAAGTCATACCCTCGATTTTACAGACTAAACAGTATGCCTTGCTGACCGAGCAGGACGAGAAAACATATTCGTCATTTATGGTTAATAGAGCACTCTCGTTCCACCGAGATACCGTCCTGTTCGCGAATGAAATGAACAAATACTCGTCACTGGACAATAAACTCAAATATGACTTTTTACTAAATATTGTTAGAGCCTCTAGGCGTCCATATAGTAAGTGGCACAAGAAGGCGAAAGACAGTGATTTGGAATTAGTCAAAGAGTATTATGGATATTCGGACGCTAAAGCAGCCGAGGCATTAAAGATTCTATCTGATGGCCAAATCGCCGCTATAAAAAAACAATTATATAAGGGTGATTGACATGGTCGATAAACTACTTGAAGTTACGCTGGCAAAACAGGACGACTTCTTAAAAGTCCGCGAAACGCTCACACGTATCGGTGTTGCTGCTAAAAATGAAAATATCCTATATCAATCCTGCCATATCCTACACAAGCAGGGTAAGTATTACATTGTGCACTTCAAAGAACTCTTTGAGTTGGATGGTAAACCAAGTAATATGTCAGACAATGATATTCAGCGTCGTAATACGATTGCAAATCTTATGGCTGAGTGGGGTCTCGTAAAACTCGTAGACCCAGCAAAGTCGAAGGATAATGTTGCGCCACTATCACAAATCAAGATTCTTCCATTCAAAGATAAAAATCAGTGGCAGTTAGTTTCCAAGTATACGATTGGAAAGAAAAAGAAAGAGAAAGAGACATAATTATGTTAGCAGTGAATGTGTATCGAATTCGTGATGATTTAGAAGTGCCAACATTCGGAACTTCTTTAGCAAATTGTTTTGATCTTTCATTTCAGTCAACAAGTGAAGAAAGAATTGTAAAAGGTTACAACAAGCATAATGAGCCTGTTGCTCGCCACATTCATAACTTTGGTGATGGCGAAGAGTTTGAGATCGCACCAGGCGATCGCCTACTAGTCCCTACAGGTTTAATCTTTAAGATTGAACTGCTACACACTATTGAAACATTTGCCGACATTTCCGCAGTAGATCAACCACTACAAAACTATAGCATTCGTCTTCACCCAAGATCTGGTCTGTCGCTCAAACGAGGACTAGTTCTTGCAAATTCAGAAGGCATCGTAGATGTGGACTATCAAGAAGAAGTCTTTGTTCTTTTAACAAACATTTCTGAAGTTTCGCAACGAATCAAGAAAGGCGATCGTATCGCTCAAGCCGAAATTGTATGTAATGAACCAACCAAGTTTGTTGTCGTTTCAAAACGACCAGAAAAACATTCAGAGCGTAGCGGAGGATTTGGGTCAACTGGTGTATAAATAAAGGTGGATGCCCATATGGGGTCCACGATGTTAACTTGCTTACAAAAGGAGTAAAACAATGACAAACATCACAACGCTCACATCAAATATGTTTAATTATGATCGCCTTCTACCGACGGCACTTGGTTTCGACCATGTGTTCGCTACGCTAGATAATGCGGCGCACCTCTTGACATCTACCGCATCTTCCTTCCCACCTGTAAATATCGTCAAAACTGGCGAGCAAACATTCAGCGTGGAATTGGCAGTTGCAGGATACAAGTTGGATGAAATTGATGTAACATCTCAAAAGAACTCACTCAAAGTTACAGGCAAAAAAACTGAAAAAGATGAACGCGAATATCTTGCGAAAGGTATTGCTGGTCGTTCTTTCAGCAGACAGTTTGTTTTGTCTGATACCGTAGTGGTACGCGACGCTGCTCTTGCGGATGGTATTCTCTCGATTCATCTTGAGAATGTTATCCCTGATGAACAGAAACCTCGTAAGATTGAAATTAAATAATTCTATATGATTCGTAATGATTTAACGTGGGATGAATTGTTTATCTTACAGGCTGCTCTGATTTCTCAGAAAAGCAAGGACCCGTCGACAAAGGTGGGGTGTGTAATTGTAAATGATGATAACGTCATCTTGTCGACGGGTTTTAATGGCTTTCCTAGAAACATCAATGAAAACCATGATGAACGTTGGAAACGCCCAGAGAAATATCATTGGGTAGAACACGCTGAACGTAATGCAATATTCAACGCCGCAAGAGTTGGCGTATCATTGAATGGCGCAAAAGCATATTTAAATTGGGAACCGAAGCCATGCGCTGATTGTACTCGCGCATTAATACAGGCTGGTATCAAAGAAGTTATTGGTCCAGAACGCAAGTGGAAAGGAGCAGGAGCAGGTAGACATTACTCTATCGATCATGCTGAAGAAATGCTTCGCGAGGCTGGTGTAAAGATTACCTATATAAATGTAGGTATGGATTTTGAACCATAAAAGGTGACATCATGAGAGGCGAATGGGTTTATAATGCATCTTACTTTTCGAAGTCAGATTGCGAACAATTAATTGAATTGGCAAAGGTACTTCCTACGACAAGCGCAGGAATGGGCTTCAACAGTGAAGCAACAAATCCAGAATATCGTAGAACAACACTACGATGGATTGACAAATACACACATCCGCAATTCGAACCAATCTATACTGAGTTTTGGAAATTTTTGATCAGCGTCAACAATGATTGGTTTGGATTCAATGTCACTCATCTACCACCACTTCAATTTACAGAATACACTGGCGAAGAAAAATCTGAATATAAATCACATCAAGATGTGTTTTGGTTAAATCCAACTCCGCGTCATCGCAAACTCACACTTGTTCTTCAACTCAGCGATCCTGCTGATTATGATGGTGGTGATTTAATTCTTGAGAATGTCGGCGAGAAGCCAGATGCTGAACGCATTCGTATGCAAGGAACCTTCATCGCGTTCCCGTCCTTCGTGTACCACAGTTTGACGCCTGTTACACGCGGAACACGCCACAGCATTGTAGCGTGGTTTGAGGGACCGAAATTCCAGTAAACTAGGGGCAGGTCTAGGGTCAATTCTAGACCGCCAATAGGACTCCCTGCATCGTTTTACAGTGATTGCGCAAGTTATTGATTTGTATAAGGTTTTTACCATTTACATTTCAAAAGAAAAAGTGCATACTTCCTGTATGAATAGAGAAACCCTTATTAAGCAGATCAATAAGATCAAGCCCGAGGCGATCAGCCACGGATACGATTACCCGACCAACGCCGATTTTTCCACGGCAACGACCGAGGAATTACAGGCATTTCACGACGAAATTCAGGCTTACGCCATAGAAGGCATTATCAGAGAAATGGAAAGGGAAGCGGAGGCACGTCAGTGAAAATCTACCATTTCATCGAGTCCAAGAAGGACAAATTCGGTCATTACCAAGTCCTGTGGCACACAGGCAACTACCAATACGAGATCGAGGATCGGTCTGCAAAGACGAAAATCCTCCTCGAGGACACCAATTTCGAGGCTGCAAAAGAGATCTTTTCAGAGGTCTGCGCAAGTTATTGATTTATATAGAGTTTTTACCATTTACAATTTCGACTCTTCGCGCTATAATTGTCTTATGAAATGTGAAAACGTTGTAAAAGTAGGTGACGTCGTCAAGTCTCTTGACTTCGTCGGTCATAATGATTGCTATCGCATTGGCGTGGTTGTCGCTGTTTATAAGAACGGCACTTTTTGCGCTGAGACTGCCAAGCGTGTTTGGCAGGGTAAGGTTGATCTCTCCTTTCCGCGCGAAGAATTCTACGCTCCGCTTCCTGGTAATCATTTCTTTGATGATCTCGCTAATGCTGAGCCTCGCGTGCAGGTGATTGCTTAATGAAAACTCCATATTACGGAATGTTCACGGACGAAGGCAATGCTGCAGTCCACAATATTGTCACTACAGCACATCTCCTTGATATTTCTTGGATAGAGGTGTTGCGGATGTTGGAGAAACTCAGCAAGGTCAAAGGTTTCGAGGAAGCCACTGACACTGCGGTTCGCGAAGAGGTTTCGTTTGTTCTTTATGAGGAAATGCACAATGCGTCTTGATCGTGGTCACGGCAGTCCGTATGATCGTGGTTCTGCCGATAGTTACTATCAGCGATCGTTTCGTCCGCACTATTTCGTGGGCGACACTTATAAATCTGATGAGATTCAGCAGTCAGAAATGACTCTCGAAGAAATTGAAGAATACACTCGCGGCTGGCGAGAAAACCAAGCAGCGCAAAATTTTAAAGACTGGGGTTGATATGAAAAAGCAAACTGAAACTTTGCTTTCTGAAGCAATGGATCTGGTCAATGGTGCTGATCATCTTCTTGCGAATACTCAAACGCAGCATGATCTCAGCGCCAAGAACTGTTATGATCTCGCCGAGAAACTCGAGCGTGCGTGTCATCTGCTCTTGGTGATTGGCGATCGCAAGATGCAATCAGATTTAAATAAAATTCCGATGGGTGAAGGAGTGCCTTTCTGATGGGCTATTTTAAAAATTTGGAAATCGATGTCATCGACATGTATCACAGCGAAGGCATGAAAGAGTTTGAGATTGCAACATCTCTTGGTATTCCTTTGACACAGGTACACGCAATTCTTGCTGCTTATGACAATGATTGCGATGCTGCTGTCGCTGCAGCCGAAGATGGTGTTGAGATTGTCAGTTATGATGATCTTGAATTTGATCCAGGTGCGGAGCATTACTGATGACTGATTTGTCAAGAGTTGTTGAATTGAGCCGTGAACTCGCGGCAATGGGTTGTGCTGTTGTGGTCTTCACTGAGGAAGAACTGCGTGGTGCTCGAGTCGATCTTGTTGAAGATCGTTTGACTGAACTTGGTTGGGAAGTCATTGATACTCTTGCGGCAGAATCAGATGAGTTTGACGATGAGTGATCCATATATTGCTTTTATTGTTGGAATGCTTTGTGGTCTAATCATGGGAATTCTTGTGATGATTCCTGCGAAACGAAAGGGGAGATATTACTACGATGACAAATGAATACCGTCGTTCTGTTCTTGCCCCAAGAACAAGAGTTCCATTTGATCCTGGCAATAACAAACACATGCTTGACTTTGCCAGATTTGTAAAGTATAATACATGGAAGGACGGTTGCTCTTACTATCTTGAGGATCCGTATAGCGATATTCCTTCGATGATTCGAGCAAAAATTGCTGACTACACTTTGTCTAAACTTGTGGAGAAAGTCTAATGTCTAATGTTGACTTTGAGGTTCTTCCTCGCGGCACAATTGAGGAGTTGCGAGTTCTTCGCACATTTGCAAGAAAAATGATTGACATAGCAAATGGAAACGAAAATCCTACGTTGAAGTGGGATGCTTGTAGACCGCATGTGAAAGAACTTAAAAATTTCTATGGCAACCACGTAGAAACATATCCTGTATGATGGTGTATTGTGCTGTGCGTTTCAAGCCTAAAAAGAAGCGCAAGGTTAAGGGTGTGATCGCGAAGAAGTATAACAAATCTTCTGCGATTCTTGGTGTTGAAAAGTTGCCGAGTTTATCTTATGGACCACGAGTGGGCGCAGATACTGCGCGAAATATTGAGTCTCTTGTCACCGATCGTATATATACTGAGAGGCGAGAAAGTTTGAAATACACAGGCTCTCTAGTCAAAGGCATTGCTACAATGCATAAATCAAATGCTGTTCCTGTGATTGATGAAGAACAGATGAAAGATATATCTAGAATGCGAAGAGGTTAATTATGCCAGCAAAAACTGGAATTAAAGGATACGGAAAAGGTCGCGCTAAACTTGGTTCGAAGAAACGTAAGGCACGACGCAAGAAAAGTTAATCATGAAGATCTCTATTGGTAAGTATCCGAAGAAAGGTGATCAAAAGAAATCTATTCGCATTGATCCATGGGACACGTGGAACATGGCGCATACTCTTGCTGACATCATTCATCCGATGCTCAGACAGTTGCACAAAGATAAACATGGTGCACCATATACCGATGACGAAGATGCGCCTGAGCATCTTCGTTCTACTGCAGCCAAACCCAAGAAGAACGAATGGGATGTTGATTCCAACCACTTCAAGCGTTGGGATTGGATTCTGAAAGAAATGATCTGGGCATTTGGTGAACTTGCTAAAGATCGCGATCCCGACTTTTGCATCAAGAAACCAAAGTACAAATGGGAAAAGAAAGAAGGTCAAGACTGGAGCGAGATGGTAACAGTTCGCGAAGGTGTCTATGACACTGAGAAGATGAAAGCATATCATGCTCGCAAGAAGAATGCTTTCCGTTTGTTTGGTAAATACTATGAGAATCTATGGGATTAATTTGTGAAAGTATCTGTCATTACTGCAACTATTGGTAAACCGCAACTCGCGAATTGTATAAAATCAGTTCGCGAGCAAACATATAAAAATATAGAACATATTGTTGTGGTTGATGGCGAAGAGCATTGGGAAAAAGCGAGCCCAGTTTTATACGATTCGCTTTTCCCTCGCGGGAAAAGTAGCAGCGATAGACTAATTGTGCTCCCTGATCCGACAGGAAAAGATCGGTTCAATGGTCATCGTATCTATGGTGCATTTACATTTCTAGTAGACGGCGATTACGTCATCTGGTTAGATGATGACAATTCTCTTGAACCAAATCATATTGAAAATCTTGTCAATCTAGTTCAAAAGAAAAACCTTGATTGGGCATATTCATTCCGACAAATCGTAGACGATGAAGGCAAATTTATTTGCTATGACGATTGCGAGAGCCTTGGTATGTGGAAGTCTGTGATCAATGACTTTTTTATTGATCTAAATTGTTTTTTCGTAAAAAAACAAATCGCTCTTGGTATGTCTCCTGTTTGGTATCGAAAAGCAAGAGAACCTGGAGTTGCTGAGATTGATCGTGCCATTAGCGCAATATTGATGAACGAACAAAACAAATTAAAGTTTGACTGCACGCGCGAATATACGTTAAAATATAGAGTAGGAAGCACAGGCATTTCTGTCCAAGCAGATTTTTTCTTGCGAGGGAACGAAGCCATGCTAAAGTATCATAATAACAATCTACCGTGGAAAAATAAATGAGAATTGTAATATGTCATGTATACAATGAAAAATATTTGTTGAACTGGTGGCTACAACACCACAAAAGTAAATTCGATCACGGAATCATAATTGATTACCATTCTACTGACGGATCAATGGATCTCGTCAGACAAATCACACCTAGATGGCAAATTATTACTTCTAGGAACAATGATTTCAATGCAGCCAATTGTGATGCTGAGGTGATGGCAGTTGAAGCAAGTATTCAACAACAATATCCATATGCTTGGATGATAACGTTGAATGCAACTGAGTTTCTTATCGGCAATACTAAAAGACTAATCACTGCATACAAGCCAAAAAAACCAGTTCGTATGCAAAAATTACTGGCGTGTGATGTGATGCTTGATTCAGATGATCATTACATGACAGAGCCAGATCCAAATAAGTCTTTGGTAGAACAGAGAACATTTGGCATACCCTGCGACTATAGCGAAGATACTATCTACAATGCTTATAATGGTAAGCGAGATTATCAAGCAATTACTGATGATGTTATGTATGATAATCGAAAGATGCGCAGCATGCACAACTATCCATTAAATTATTTTGAAACATCAGTTTGGCGAGCAGGTCGTCATTATTGGGGTACGCCTTCTGAAGATTTCCGTATTTTGTGGTACGGATATTCGCCCTTCAATGAAAATTTGATAAAACGAAAACTCGGAATTCAAACTCAAATTCCTGAGGCTGATAAGAGAGTTGGTAATGGTGGGCAACATCTACTAGATAGAGATATGGCGATTTCTCGCTATAACTGGCATAAACAATATGCTGTAGATTTGTGCGATCAAATTACAACATTAGAGAATAGACTATGAAAATTTTGTTATTAGGCGGAAAGGGATATGTCGGTTCTCGATTGTATCCAATTTTGTTTGATAAAAAATATGCTACAACAGTTGTAGATCTATGTTGGTTTGGCGATTGCACTGTTAATGGGTTTGATTATAAAGACTTTAATAGTATCGCAGTTGATGACTTGCGTCAATACGATGCAGTAATATTGTTGGCTGCGCATTCTAGCGTTAAGATGTGCGCCAATCATCATTATGCATCATTCAATAACAACGTGCGTAATTTTGTTTCTCTGGTCAATAAAATTAAATTAACTGGCAAACAAATTAAACTAATTTATGCCAGTTCTTCTTCAGTATATGGTAACACTGGTAAAGAGTTGGCTGAAGAAACTAAGAATAATTTCGTTTGTGTAAACAACTATGATCTGACAAAATACACCATTGATCAATACATGCTTAACAACAATCCTATTTCTTGTTGGTATGGGCTGAGATTTGGTACCATCAATGGATTTTCCAGAAACTTTAGAAGCGAGTTAATGCTAAACTCTATGACTATGTCAGCCTTAGACACAGGCACTATTCAAATATCTAATTCGCATATAAATCGAGCAATATTAGATCTTGGTGATTTATGCGATGTTATTGTACAAATACTAGAATTCGGAAACGATACTAACTCTGGTGTATATAACGTAAACTCTTTTAATAGTAATGTTGCTGATTTGGCTAAAGAAGTTTCCGAATTGACTGGCGCTAAAATTGTGGATAATGGAAATATTGGCAACCCATACGACTTTATGATCTCAAATAAAAAGTTTGAAGATGTGTTTAATTTTAAATTTAAGGGTAACATTCAACGCATAGTTGATGAGATAACTCAGAACTACGATGATATGTATTTTACCAATCGAGACAAAGGTGTAGAGTATGAATAGTTATGTCGAGATAGACAATTGTTATGCTTGCGGTTCAGAAATGCTGCATAAATTTTGTTCTTTGGGCGAACAACCTCTAGCCAATAACTTGAAAGAAACTATTGATCAATCTGATGAGTTGTTTCCATTGGAAGTCAATGTTTGTATGAATTGTTATCATTCGCAATTAACAGTTGCAGTTGATCGCGAAGCCTTGTATCGCCATTATCTTTATGTTAGCGGAACTTCTAATACTCTGGTTCAAGAATTTGAAAAAGTAGCAGGAATTATTCATGCAGAAAATCCTGGCACTGGTCGTAAGGTGTTAGACATTGCTTGTAATGATGGAACATTTTTAAAAGCGTTTAGACCATATCAGTGGGAATTACATGGCATTGATCCTGCTAAAAATATTGTTGATAATATTACTGATTCGGATCTAAAAGTTATCTGCGACTTTTTTCCTTCTGATCAAATCAATGAACAATATGATGTCATAACTTGCTTTAATGTTGTTGCGCATATTCCTAATCCTTTAGAATTTATCGAACACTGCAAAAAAATTCTAAAGCCCAATGGTACTCTGTACGTTCAAACTTCCCAAAAAAATATGATTGTAAATGGTGAGTTCGATACAATATACCACGAACATCATTCATTCTTTAACATCAATTCAATGAATGAAATGTGCAAACGTGCAGGTATGGAACTGGTGAACGTTGAATATAGACCAGTGCACGGCACAAGTTATTTGTTTAAGATTAAACATGTTTCTGCATCTGATGAGATTGTAGTAGACAAAAGAGATTTGGTTGTCTCGGCTTTAATTGACAGCGAAGCGCATTTGTTAGATCCCGAAACTTATGAGCAGTTTGCTGATAAAGTTCGTGAAAACAAAAATCGTTTGTTAAACTTGATTAATACATCAAATCTAACTGCTGTGGGCTATGGCGCAGCAGCAAAGGGTGTTGTCATGAGCAACTATTTTAAATTAAAACACAAATACATAGTTGATGAAAACCCATTGAAGATTGGCAAGGTTATAGGTGGAGTAAATATTCCAATCGTTTCGCCTGAAACATTGACCACAGAAAAAGAAGATCTGTTGATTATTGTTTATGCTTGGAATTTCTATGATGAAATTCAATCAAAGATTAGAAAACTTCGTCCAAACAATAAGGATATTATTGTAAAATCTATGTCGTAAATCTATATGATCTTTAATAAAGTAAAAGAATTAAAAGACAAAGGTCTTAAGATAGGTATAACATTTAGTCAATTTGACTTGTTACATGCAGGTCATATTGCCATGCTAGCCGAAGCAAAAAATCATTGCGATTACTTGATTGCAGGATTGCAAAATAACGCAAGTTGGGATAGATCAGAAAAAAATGCTCCAATACAATCTATTGTAGAGCGTCAAATTAGTCTCAGCGCTGTACGTTTTGTTGATGAGATTATCATCTACAACACTGAACGTGATCTCGAAGATATTCTACTCACGCTTCCCATTGATGTGCGTATTCTTGGAGTTGAATATATGGAAAAGGAATTTACTGGTAGAGCCATATGTGAAAAACGCGGAATAGAATTAATCTTTAACAGCCGCGATCATAGTTTTAGTTCTAGTAGTTTGCGCAAACGTGTATATGAAGCAACAACGAGTAAACCACAATGAATGCATGTATCGTTTCTTATTTTATGCCTAACATCAACCCAAGAACGGTTGAACTCCAGAAACAAGTTGTTGACAAATTTAATCGCACAAAATTGCCACACTATGTCATGAAAGGTGAAATTCCTCATGGGCTGTTTATAGATTATTGCTGGACTCTTAATGGTGTCCCGACAGGATATTTTAAATCAGCAGTCGAAAAAGTAAAGCAAGCGATGGATTTCGACTACATAATTATTCTTGATATTGATTGCGTCCCTGTTAGTGAAAATGGTTTCGAATACTTTCTTTCTAAAGTGAATGAAGGTAAACTAATAGGTAATATGCAAAGATCTGGTCACATTAATAACAATGATCATTTGTTTGCGGCACCTTCTTGTAGCGCAATCTCGAGAGAAAATTTTATCAAAATTGGAACACCTTCGGCATTAGAAACTAGTCGTGGTGATGTTCTTGAGGAATATACTTTTAAAGCAGAGGAACATGGCGTACCAGTAGAAATGATTCCTCCAGTTAAATTTGATAGACCACCATTCAGATATGAGTGGGAAAAAGATCAAATGCCTTATTGGGAACTAAAAAATAATCAGCCTAACTATGGGTTGGGCACAACATATGGTAACCAAGAGGCTGGCAATTTGTTCTGGCACAATTTTCAAATCAGAATGCCAGAACAAGAAGAATATTTTTGGAAAAAATGTGAGGATTTACTAAATGGCTAATCGTAGTGATTTTTTTGATGCGAAACTTCCGCGTACTATGAAACGTATGCTTGGAATGGCAAAAACAAATGGATGGATCAATGATTCTCATGAGTATGGTTCTATTAAACGATCTTTGATCGAAGCGCACGCAAATCATGTTGGATTTAAATTAAAGCGTCATTCAACTGAGAATCGAGACGCAACTGAAAGCGAATAATGCATTCACTGAAAGAACTAAATGATTTATTGACTTCTAAAGAGATAGAAGTCAAAGAGTTTGGTGGTTGGTATCTTAAAGTTGGTGAAGATACTTGGACAATGGCGCATGATGTTTTTTATAAAAATGGATCGCCGCAAAGTCTGAAAGAAAAAGATTTATTTAACAATTACAAAAGGAAGAAACAAAATGTCAAAGATAATGTCATTAAAACTCGTAACTGGCGAGGAATTAGTTGCAGAGGTCGTTGCAGAGGCTGAAGATTTTATTGAAATCAAGAATCCAGTCGCAGCAGTAATGCAACGACGTCAAGATGGACCTGCTCTTGGCTTCATGCCTTGGATGCAAGCAGCAAACGGTCCTACGTTTGTGATCAATAAAGATAAAATTGTATGTGAAGCAGAAGTAGCGGATGAAGTTAGAAACGGGTATAATCAAATCTTCGGCGCAGGAATCGTTGTTCCGCCGCAACAATTGCTCGTAGGATGAGATGTCCGATTTTTACACAAGCGTAAACGTTTCTGGTAAGTATATTCTTCTCAGAGGTGTTGAAAATGATAAAAGGGTCAGACGGAAGATTGAATACCGTCCGACCTTTTATCTTTTAACAAGCGACGAAACAGAACATACAACTCTTGATGGAGAGTATGTTAAACCAATTCAACCTGGCACTATTCCAGAGTGTCGAGATTTTTTAGAGAGGTACAAAGGTGTCGATAATTTCCCTATTTTTGGTAATAGCCGTTACGACTATGCTTTTATTGCCGATAACTTTGGTGATGATATACTGTGGGATGTTAATAAAATTTGCATTGCCTATATTGACATCGAAGTTGGATCAGAGTTTGGATTCCCAGACCCTAAAAACGCTAACGAATCAATCACAGCAATTACAATCAAAATCAAAGGTAATTATTTTGTGTTTGGTCTCGGCGATTATAGCAAGCATCGTGACGACGTGCACTATGCAAAGTGTCGAGATGAATCCGACCTCATACGACGTTTCCTTGACTTCTGGTGCAGATTCTATCCAGATGTAGTCAGCGGATGGAATATTGAGTTTTTTGATATTCCATATTTGATCAATCGTATTACTAAACTTCTTGGTGAATCTGAAGCCAAGAAGATGTCGCCTTGGAATAAATTGCGACCATATACAGCAATGCAGTTTAACAGAGAATCTAATTCTTACAATATTGATGGCGTTGCTGTGTTAGATTATATTTGGCTTTATCGCAAGTTTACTTACTCGCAGCAAGAGTCTTACAGGCTAGATAACATCGCTCACGTTGAGTTGGGTGAGAAAAAATTAGATTATTCTGAATTTGAAAATTTACACCAACTCTACAAACAAGATTATCAGAAGTTTATCGAGTATAACATCAAAGACGTAGAACTTGTCGAGAAACTCGAAGACAAGATGAAGTTGATTGAGTTGGCTTTGACTCTTGCGTATGATAACAAAGTCAATTACGAAGACGTGTTCACGCAGGTTCGTATGTGGGACGCGATTGTCTATAATCACCTCCTCAAGAAAAAAATTGTAATCCCACAATTAAAAGTGAGTGACAAAAAATCTGCTTATGAAGGTGCATATGTCAAAGAGCCAATCCTTGGCATGCATGAATGGGTTGCATCGTTTGACTTGAATAGTCTGTACCCGCACTTGATCATGCAATATAATATTTCGATGGAAACTATAATTGATCCGAAGAAATATAGTGATAACATGAATGGGTTAATTAAAAATATTGATATAAGTGTTGATACATTACTCAATCAACAAGTTGATACCAGTATCCTCAAAGAAATCAAAGCAACATTAACGCCTAATGGTCAATTATTCAAACTAGACAAACAGGGTGTGTTGCCTGAGATTATGGAAAGCATGTACAAAGATCGTACGCGATATAAAAAATTGGCGATTGAAGCCAAGAAGAAAATCGAAACTGTTCTTGAAGACAAGAATCAGGTTGAGTATCTCGAGAAACAAGTAGCACGATATAACAATCTTCAGTTGGCTAAAAAAGTCACACTGAACTCTGCTTACGGTGCATTGGGCAATCAATACTTCCGCTTCTTTGATATTCGCATTGCCGAAGGCATTACAACAGCAGGTCAGTTGTCTATTCGTTGGATTGAGAAGAAGATCAACGAATATATGAATGGTTTACTAAAAACCAAAGATAAAGATTATGTCATTGCTTCAGATACTGATTCGATTTATTTAAACATGGGTCCATTGATCAAAAAACTTTATCCAAATGTAGATGACGCAAAAAAAGTTATTGAGTTTATGGATAAGGTTTGTGATCAAAAGATTCAGCCATTTATTGATTCTTCTTATGGAGAACTCAAAGAATACATGAATGCGTATCAACAACGCATGGAAATGAAACGTGAGTCTCTTGCTGATAAAGCAATCTGGACTGCGAAGAAACGATATATTCTCAACGTGTATAACAGCGAAGGTGTTGCATATACTAAACCCAAACTCAAGATCATGGGTCTTGAGGCTGTTAAATCTTCTACGCCATCTGCTTGTCGTCAGAAGATTAAAGAAGCAATTAATATTATTATGATGCAAACTGAAACTGATCTACACAAGTTTATTGAGAAGTTTCGAAACGAGTTTAAAACTCTTCCGCCAGAAGATATTGCTTTTCCGCGATCGGTTAATGGATTAAAGGAATATGCTGATTCTGCCCACGTCTTTAAAAAAGGCACGCCGATTCATGTGAAAGGTGCATTAACTTACAATCACTTCTTGACGCAATTTAAATTGACAAAACGCTACCAACTTATTCAAGAAGGCGAAAAGATAAAATTTATTTATCTAAAACAGCCAAATATGTTTAACAACAATACTCTTGCATTTTTGTCTGGCATTCCTAAACAATTAAATGCTGAGCAATACATCGACTATGATTTACAATTTTCAAAATCATTCTTAGAACCACTGGATATAATTCTTTCGACCATTGATTGGAACGCTGAAAAAATTGAGTCATTAGATGATTTTTTCAGTTGACATTTGCGTTTTAATAGTATATAATACATATATTCACAAGAGGAAACCATAATGAGCCTACTCGAAAAGTTAAAGAAGAATTCTACAATTAAAGATACCGCAATTCTTTCCAAGTCAAAGTTCTTTGCTGCCAAGGATATGATCCAGACCAGCATTCCAGTTGTAAATGTTGCGTTCTCTGGTGATCTTGATGGTGGTTTTACTCCTGGTCTTACCATGTGGGCTGGTCCGAGCAAGCATTTCAAGACTGCATTCAGTCTCTTGATGGCAAAAGCATATCAAGACAAGTATCCTGAGTCTGTAGTATTGTTCTATGATTCGGAGTTTGGCACTCCGCAAAACTATTTCACCTCGTTTGGCATTGACATGGAGCGTGTTATTCATACTCCAGTGACCGATGTTGAGCAATTAAAGTTTGACATCATGAATCAATTATCAAATATTGAGCGCGGCGAACGTATCATGATTGTTATTGATTCGATTGGTAATCTTGCATCAAAGAAGGAAGTTGAAGATGCACTTGAGCAAAAGTCAGTCGGGGATATGACTCGTGCCAAGCAAATTAAATCCCTGTTCCGTATGGTGACTCCACACCTCACCCTTAAAGACATTCCTTTGGTTGTTGTAAACCATACCTATAAAGAGATCGGTATGTTTCCCAAGGATATTGTCGGTGGCGGAACAGGTTCCTATTACTCCGCTGATAACATTTACATTCTCGGGAGGCAGCAAGAGAAAGATGGACAAGATCTCATCGGTTATAACTTCATTATCAACGTCGAGAAGTCTCGTTATGTTCGCGAAAAGTCTCGCATTCCTGTTACTGTGCGGTTTGATGGCGGCATCAGTAAGTTCAGCGGTCTCCTTGATATGGCTCTTGAGTCTGGTCATGTGACCAAGCCTAGTATGGGTTGGTACGCAAAAGTTGATCGTTCCACTGGCGCAATTGATGGCAAGAAGTGGCGTTTGGCTGACACTGAGTGCGCAGAGTTTTGGGATAGTATTCTTGGGGATGATGTATTCAAGGAATGGGTGCGCAAAACATATCAATTTAGTTCTGCGCTTGCAGGAAATCTAGTTGCGGAAGTTGCTGAAGATGATGAATAAAGTATATGACTTAATCGCCAAATTTGAATTTTGGTATGCAGTAAAGTTTATTAAACTTGATAAACACTATACCTTCTTTTTAGATTTAAACGGTGCATCTGGATCATTTGCCATTAAATTTTTAGGCAAGTATGATGGTGTGATTGTTGAGTTTGCTAATATAAAAGTTGGCGATAATGGGTTGATGACGTTTGACTATGATGTGATTTCAAATATTAATAATTGTAATGTAAAGTCTAAACGGTTTATTCGCTTTACTGGAAACGTAATGCGTAGTATGATTTATAACTCTGTTCAAAATTTAGAAAAGGATTTGAATGAAAACCGAGAACTTGATTTTGTCGAATCTGATTCGAAACGAAACCTTCATGAGGAAGGCACTACCATTCCTGAAGAAAGAGTATCTGACCGAAAGCCACGAAAGAAAACTGTTCGAAGAAATAAAGGCATTCATTCTAAAGTATAACAGTCTTCCACCAATCGCGGCTCTTGAGATTTCGCTTAAAGAGTCAACCAAACTCACAGAAGTTGAGTTAAATAAGTCACTAGAACTGTTGAAGGAAGTAGCAAGTGACAAATCAGAACAACAACTTAACTGGCTTCTTGATGCGACTGAAAAATTCTGTCAAGAAAAGGCGATTTACAACGCCATCATGGATTCCATCCAGATCTTGGATGGGAAAGATCCTAACAGGGGCAAAGGAAGTATTCCTACTCTTTTGTCTGATGCTTTGGGCGTTAGTTTCGATCCTCATATTGGTCACGACTTTTTGGATTGCTACGCTGATCGCTACGATTTCTATCATCGTATCGAAAAAAGAATACCCTTTGATCTTGAATATTTCAACAAGATTACTAAAGGAGGACTTCCGCAAAAGACCCTTAACATTGCTCTTGCAGGTACTGGCGTCGGCAAGTCTCTTTTTATGTGTCATGTGGCTGCTTCTTGCCTGACCCAAAATTATAACGTTCTCTATATCACGCTAGAAATGGCTGAAGAGAAGATCGCCGAAAGAATCGATGCGAATCTTCTCAACGTTTCCCTTGATGATCTTATGAACATGCCAAAGGACATGTATGAGAAGCGCATGGGTAAACTTAAAGAAAGAGTCAAAGGCAAGTTGATCATTAAAGAATATCCGACGGCTTCGGCTAATCCTGCTCACTTCCGCGCATTGATCAACGACCTTGCTTTGAAGAAGAACTTTCGCCCAGATATTATCTTTATCGACTACCTAAATATTTGTGCATCTGCTCGAATTAAGGCTGGCGCAAATGTTAATTCCTACACATACATCAAAGCCATCGCAGAAGAACTTCGTGGGCTTGCCGTTGAAAATAACGTGCCGATTGTCTCGGCAACTCAAACGACCCGTTCAGGCTTCTCTAATTCTGATCCAGGCTTGGAGGATACCTCTGAGTCTTTTGGCTTGCCTGCTACTGCTGACTTCATGTTTGCACTCGTTAGCACAGATGAACTTCAGCAATTGAATCAATTGCTCGTAAAACAGTTGAAGAATCGTTATAATGATCCCAACTTACACAAGCGATTTACGATTGGTGTTGATCGAGGTAAAATGAAACTATATGATCTTGAGCAGAAAGCCCAAGACGCAGTAATGAAAGAAGCAGAATCGAAACCAGTTTTTGATCGCGGTCGTAGCACTGATAAGTTTAAGAATCTGAAGGTGTAATGAAACTTGAAAAGATAGAGAAAAAAGTTTATGCTCTTGCTCAGAACTGGGCAGGAGAAAAACACATTCCCTCTATCATTCGTGGACTCAAAAAGTCATTTAAACATAACATCGTTACCTTTTCATCAGAAAGATACGACTCTGATTATTTTAAAGATCATAACGTTATCGTAAATGCACATTATTGTAATCGTATTTCGGACATAGTCCCAGAGCACATCTATATTCAGTTAAATTTTCCTAGAGATTCTAAAAAAGCAATCATAACTGAAAAGGGTGCAAAAAATCTGGCTATGAAAATTATTCGTGCGATACATCATGAATATCGACATAAGCACCAACAAAAGCAACGACCGTTCCTGTTACAAAAGCCATATGCTCCAAAACCCAAACAGAATAAACTGAAGGCTATGTACTATGGGAATCCAGATGAACTAGATGCTCATGCGTATGAAACTCAGGCTGAGAAACTAGATATAAATAAGTTACGAAAGGCTCATAAGATTGGCTGGAAAGAATGCGAAGCCATCTTTATGTATCGTATGCACTTTCGTAAACAAGATCCAAAGGTCTGGAAAAAGTTTCTTAAAAAGGTTTATAAGAATGGCTGCGGATAAACAATCGCAACAAGGATTTTTATACGAAAAGAATGTGGCTACATTCTTAAAGAAAAGAGGGTTAGTTGATCCCAAGTTTAATCCTGCAGGCTCAACAAGCAAGCAAGCCGACCTAGAAATGATTCTAGAAAAAAAGAAGGTCAACGTTGAATTAAAAATTACTGCGGCTTCTGGCGGTTCATTGGTGTTAAAATGGAATCGCGGTAAGTGGCAATTTGATGATGTTTCCAATAATCCTGAAAAACAATTTTTAGTTGATTTGGCTAAATCATCTGGCGCATTAAACAAAATAAATAAGTTGTGGAATAAAATTCCAGTTAAACACGCTGATTTAAATAGCAGCAATAAGTCAGAAAAAATGTTAGCGTTAAGATGGAAAAATTCTAAGAGTCGTTCAGAAAAAGATGCAGTATATGATGCTGAATTGTTAAAATTTCCTGAGATAAACGAAGAATTAAACGGTAATGTCATCGCAGAATATTATGGTATGAAAGACACATACTACGTTAATATTGGTACAAGCGGATTTTATCTTTTTGGATCTGATGATCCTGCTAAAATTAATAAGAAATGTGCTGCTAAAGGCATACCTCTAGTTCCATCATTCTCTAAAGCTGCTAAAGTGAAATATAGAGCCAGAGTTCAGGCAAAAGGTGGCGGCAATTTTCAATATACATTCGAACTATCTTTCAGTGTATTGAAATCAAAACAATCTCCGTATAACATTGGACCATGTACTGGAGAAGGTAACGTAGCAATTATTCCGAGGTTAGTGAATATAGATTGTTTTTTATAATTGAGGTTTTATGACAACATTTGTGACTGGTGGGTTAGGATTTATCGGATCTAATTTTGTTCACGCTCACCTAAAAAAATATCCTGCAGACACTATTGTCATTATTGACAATTATTCTTATTCCGCTGATGAAAAGAATATCTATGGTCTTTTTGAGGATTATAGAGTAAATATTCGA